GGGAGCAGCCACTCCTTTCCAATTAGAGCGTGGTCCACAGATTTCATACGCTGCTGATGATTTAGTAATTCCTTACAACTCATACTCACTATCTGATCAAGTTTCATTCGATGCAAACTTCTCAGGTTTGGGATATCAAGACCTTCGTCAATTATCTTCTACATCAACTCTTTATGCAACAATGTTGATGGAAGAAAGAATGTTCCTATATGCTCGCGGAACAGCATCAGGTTTCTCAGGGGCTCTAGCAGCACCAACAGGAATCGTTGCTTCTTCTCCAGCAGCAGTAACAGGACAAACTGCTCTAGCAGCAGGTGTTTACTACATCTACATCACAGCAAACGCAGGTATCTCAGGTTCAGGATTCGGTGAGTCAATCGTTTCTTCAGTAGCCTCTGAGACAGTTGCTAATGGTGATGTACTTTCATTAACTTGGACAGCCGTGACTGGCGCAGTTGGTTACAACATTTATGTTGGAACTGCAACAGGAACAGCAAACTGCAAGTATCAAGGAACATCAGCAGGAAACTCTGTTGTAATTCAAGGTGCTTCTGCAATCAACTTGACTGGTGATAACTTCGCGTTCTCAACAACAGGTGCTGCTGCTTCTCGTGCCAACGCAGATACATCTGCTTACGCAACAGGATATGATGGAATTCTTCCAACAGTTCTTGGTCCAAACACAGGATTCAACAACAACCGCAATGGTGCATTATTCAGCACATCTAATCCGGGCGTTGAGTATCAGACTGTGTTTTACAACTTGTACAACAATGTTAAGGCTGATCCAGATGAGATTATCATCAACGGCTCAGATCGTAAGCAATTGTCTGATGCAATCAAGAATGGTTCAACTGCTAACTACCGTCTAACTTTGTCACAGACAGATACAGGTAATTATGTAGGTGGCGCAACTATCGGTGCTCTCAACAACGAAATCACTGGTAAGATGGTGCCAATTACTGTTCACCCATGGCTACAACAAGGCGTAAGCCCTGTTATGTCATACACACTGCCAATTCCTGATACAGAAGTATCAGATGTTTGGGCAGCAGTAAATGTTCAGGATTACATGGGCATTCAATGGCCAGTAGTTCAATTTACTTACGACTTCTCAACCTACTTCCGTGGAACTTTCTTCTGCTACGCACCTGCGTGGAATGGAGCAGTTTCAGGAATTGGTCAAGCGTAGTCAATAGATAAAGTTTAGGGTGCGTCAAAGGATAGGCGCACCCTAACTCTAGGAGGCAAAATGGCAAGAATAATTCCACCGCAAGGCATGAAAGAATTAGAAGTAAAAACACGGACAGGCAAAAAAGTAATTAGGGCAGGTAAAGACGGATTATTCAATATCGAGAACCCAAGGTTGGCTAAAAAATTGAAAGAAGAAGGTTTAGGCGAAGCAGGATTAAACGGATATGCCACTAGTGGTGGTTATCCATGTTCCAGTTGCGGATTTGGCAGTTGGTTTAAGAAATGTTCTAGATGCGGTGAATTAAACGAACGAATAGAGATGGACAGTTCAAGTGGCTAATGCGATTAACCCAACGACCCAACAGGGTTCAACATCATATTTAACTAATGACGAATATCGTAATGCCCCAACCGCTATTGATATTGATAACTTAGTATTCAATTCAACCGACCCAGCAATACAAGAAAGCGAATTAGCGAATGTTATTTCTCGTGCTTCGTCTTGGGTAGATACATATTGCAATCAAGTATTAGGTGCTACAACCGAAACTGAAACTCAACGCTCTAGAATTTCATCAGACGGAACTATTAAATTTCACCCACGATACAATCCAGTAATTGCATTAACTGATTTTTGGTATGGCAATCCTTCTACACAACTTTATCAGGCACAAGATTGTTCAGTTGCTTGGATAGAAAATCAACAAATCATATTCCCATACGCCAATATGGGTGCGTTGTACACAAGTCAAGGTCCATTACAATTTGGTTTTCCACAAACATCAGGACAACTTGTTTATTTGAAATATACTTATGTCAATGGTTATGCAAATACAACTATTGTTACGGCTACTGCAACCCAATCAACACTAACAGTTAAAAGCGGAACAGGCATAACAGCAGGACAAGATTTGAAGATTTATGACGGAATGTATTCTGAATATGTTACAGTTGCCAACAGTTATGTATTTGGTTCAACTACTGTTCCACTAACGCAAGCATTGTTGTACACACATGCAGCAGGAGTATCTATTTCAGCATTGCCGCCAGCAATCAAAGAGGCTACAATTCTTGCTACAACTGCTATGTTGAAAGTTCGTGGAGATGCGAGTTTAACTATGGGTGTAGGAACATTACCTAATCAAACTTCAACAACTCAGATTCAAGAAAATATCGGTAGTGATATGGCTATGGCTATGGATCTATTGAAACCATATCGTAGGATTAGATAGTGTCAAGAGCAACTGTTCGGGAAGCCGTACGCAGTTGGATAGACAGCGCACAAATAACAACGCTGAATCAAGTATTATCTTCTTTTCCGAAGCGTCTTAACTTTCAAGTAAATTCATTTCCGGGGCAGAATAGTCGTGCTGCTGCTGTTGTATTTATTGAAAATGAAACAGAAAGCCGTATTGCTATCGGCGGAGTTGAATCAATGGCTTCAGGTGGCGCAGGACTAGGCTGGAAGCGTGTTGATTATGGAATTGCATTACAGATATTTCATCACTCGTTAGAAAGAAATGCAGAAGATGCTATGTCTGCGTTTGATGATTTGATAGATGCAGTAAAGGCTAGATTAAGAGCGGGTCAGCACACATTAGGTGAAGACAATCCCAATATAATCTGGCAAGCAGCAGAACCAGCAATAGATGTTCAATATGGTGAACCACTTTCTAACGAAGGTGGCGCAACGGAAACTTGGGCTGCTATTCGCTTCACAGTCACAGAAATGATTGAATCATAGGAGAATCCATGGCTCGTTATATATACAATGGTGATGAAGACAGAACCTTTCCGTCTTTAGGTATCACCGTAAAAAAGGGTGAATCGTTTGATGGTCCCGAAGGTCTAAGGGCTAGAGGATTATCTCTTGATTCAAATGCTAAGTCCGCACCTGCGGTACCAACAGCACCAAAAGAAGCAGTAAAAGAAACAAACAAAACAGAAAACAAGCAGTCAGCCTCGTCTGACATTACAGCAGGAGCGTGAATAAATGGCATCAGCACAACCATCGGTACGCAGTTATGTGGGTATTGCTAAAGAAGTAACACCCGGAACTCCAGTTGCCGCAACTGATTTTATTCCACTGGCAAAAGATTCATTAAAACCAGTAGATATTATCGCACCACTCTACGACACAGGACTTCGTGGTTCTATGGCGCAGAATTACAATTACATTCAAGGTCGTCGCCACACAGAGATTGATCTAGGTGGTCCAGTATTTGCTGACACAGTTGGCTACTGGCTAGGTGGAATTATGGGCGCAGTAACAACAACAGGCGTTTCAGCACCTTTCACACATGTAATTTCATTGAAAAACGCAACAGGTATTGGAGCAGATGCACAACCTACATCTTTCACTATTGAAGATATGTATGTTGCTGAGAATCGTTTCTATCCGGGTTGCAAAGTTACAGATTTTACTTTCAATTTCAACTCAGAGGGTATGCTTGAATACACAGCAAAACTTATGGGTTTCCCATCATCAACTACCGCAGTCGCTACACCATCATTCAGCGCAGTAGTTCCTACTCCTGTATGGCGTGGTTCAGTTTCTATCGGTGGTTCAACAGTTGGTTACACAACTGATGGTTCGCTTACATTGACTCGTTCATCAGAAGCAATCTTCGGTATTGACACCACACAAGGTCCATACGAGATATTCGTAGGAGCATTAGACGCAACAGGTAATTTCACATTCGTTATGGAAAACGATGCTGAACTAACTCGTTTCTTAACTAATACTCAACCAGTATTAACACTCACCTTCGCACAAGGCGCAGGAGCATCAGCAACCTCTATTGCTTTCACAATCACTAAAGGTGCTTATACTGCTGCTGCTATTGATCGCTCAGCAGATCATGTTCAAATTGCAGTTGATTTCTCAGCAATTGCTAACACATCTGATGCTGGCGCAAGCGGTGGATATGCTCCAATCAAATGGACACTTCAGAATGCTGTTGCTTCTGGTACATATCAGTAGCATCTAGCGCAAGTTGGTAAGTGGGGAATTAAAGTGAATGTGCCGCCTTCCCACATTCTGCCCCACTTACCTCTATAATAACGGAAGGCGACTACGGAAGGAAAACCATGTCAGAAAAAAAGAAGTTAGAACTACCATCAGGCGGTTGGGCAGTCTTCAAAGATGCTTCAACTTTGCGTGTTAAAGATCGCAAGAAAGTATTGCGAGCAGCGAGCGCAGAAGAAGGCTTGATGCAAGCACTCAGTATCGTTGATGGCTTGATTGCTATTCTTGTTGAAGAATGGTCGTTTGACTTGATATTGCCATCAGTCAAAATTACAAGCCTAGAAGAATTAACGATGGCTGATTATGATGTATTAGCGGAAGAAGCAGGCAAGGCACAAAAAATGTTATTCCCTGCGTTGAGTAAGTCGGAAGCAACGGAAGCAGATCCTGAATCCCCTTTCGCAAACGCCAACGATTAAAATGGCTACTTGAAGGTGGCGAAAGACATGAGTCATTCAGTTATCCTGATGATGAATGGTTTTATTACACTGCTGCCGACAAATTCGGTTGGACACCTAACGAAGTAGATGAACAACCAGCATATTTAGTTGATTGGCTAATATCTATAAGTTCCCTAGTTGATGAAGTGAAAGCGAAGCAAATTGATAGCAAACAACCTAAGACTCGTAAGAAAGGCTTGGGATAATAAGACTGCTAAAATTGATGTCGCAACTCGTGTAGCCAGAGATGAAATGATGTTGGCTCTTATTCAGTTATCAAAAGAGCAAATCAAGGGAGCAAGACCAAAGATCAATGGTCGTTACACAAAAGCAACTCCGGGATTACCGCCAATGAATAGAACTGGCGATTTGCGTCGCTCTATTATGGGCGAAAAGTTTAGACAAGGTTTTGCTTCATATTCTGCAATAGTAGGACCTACAATTATTTATGGTCGCAGAGTAGAATTGGGTGGCGGTAATTGGAAAGCAGGAGTCAGATTTCCTTACATGGAACCTGCTTATGCTATGTACAGAAATGCAGTTCACAAACAAATCGTTGATAAATACTTTAGGAGCATAAGATGAATACATTTTTGCCACCTGTTGTATTTGAAATAAAAGCCAAAGCAGATAAAGCCGTAGCTGATTTCAAGAAGGTAAATAAAGAACTGCAAAACATGGACAAAGAGGCTGACAAAACCTCTAGGTCTTTAGCAAGAATGGAAGCAGCAACTAAAATCACTAGAATTGCTGTAATGGCTCTTGCCGCATCTTTTGGCGTACTGGCTGCTGTCGGCATCAAAGAAGCGATGAGGGAAGAAGTCGCTTTACTCAAACTGAAAACAGCCGTAGATAATGTTGGTCAAAGTTTTGCTGCTGCTAATCCATTTATTTCGCAAACAGCAGAAGCATTGATACAACTAGGTTTCGCTGACGATGATACTTACGCCTCGTTAGCCAAATTAACTGCTGCTACTGGCAATGTTAAAACAGCCATGAAGTCAATGACTGTTGCTGCGGATTTAGCACGGTTCAAGCAAATATCATTAACAGAAGCGTCTGATTTGTTAGCAAGAGCAAGTACTGGTCAAGCAAGAGGATTGCGTGATTTAGGTATTGCGATGGGCGTGTCCTTGAAGCAAGGCGCATCATACGAGGAAATTCTTGCTGCTATTGAAGAACGCATTGGCGGAATGGCGGAAGCATTCGCTGAAACTGGCGCAGGCAAGATGGCTATATTCAACGCACAGATGAGTGAGTTGAAAGAGCGAATCGGTTATGCGTTATTACCTGCGCTTATCAAGTTAGTCAATTACATCAATACTAAATTGATACCTGCATTGAATAAGTTTTTTGATTTCTTAAGCAGGAATAAACAAACTATAATCAATTTCGGTGCTGCTTTCGCTGCTATATGGGCATTTGCTAAAGTTCAAGCAGGAGTAACAATCGCTATTACAGCGATCAAAGGTTTGATTACTGCTTACAACGCTCTCAAAGTTGCTGGTATTGCTGCTGCTGTGGCGCAAAGAATGGCTATCAATCCATTACTGGGTGCTGCTGCTGGCGCATTAGTTCTTGGTGCTATTGTCAAAACTATATCTGATGCAAAGAAAACTAACGAAGAAGTAAAAGACCTCAATGTCAATCTAAAAGACATTGGCGACGGCATGGTGTACCCAACAGAAGGTACTAATAAATTCGCAGAGGCGTTAGTTACTGCTAAACAAAAAGTCGCAGATTTCAATGCTGAAATAAAAGACACATTCACAGAATTAAGAACTTCATGGACTAGCGTAGTTGGCAAAGATTTTAATGCTGCAATAACCGAAGGCTTATTGAACCCTATTGATAAATTAGTTGTAAAAACTAATACTGCTGTCAAAGCGTATCAAAATGCGTCTAATCAATATCAATCAGCACTTAGTTCGTTAAAGAGCGCACAAACTGCATACACAAATGCCGTCAAGAGTGGCAACAAAACTCTTATTGCTTCTACTGAAAGCGCATTAAAGCGTGCTGAATCATTGGTTAAAAGCCTACAAGACAGCATGGGTAATGCTCTAAAAGATATCACAGCATTACAACAAGAAATGATTGATGCTGTTATTGAGGCTGAAAAGAAAGTCGCAGAATTAAAATCTGATCGTGTTAAAGTATTAGAAGATGCACACAAAGAAGAATTAGAACTTCAAAAAGATTACAACGCTAAAGTTCTTGGTTTACAAAAAGATGCTGCCAAGCGTAGTGCCGAAATAGTAAAACAGTCAGTAGATCAATTACGAAATGTATTCAAAGGTGCTACTTACCGAAGTGTCGGCGATATATTTTCAGGATTAACATTTGAAGGCAAGTATCTCAAAGGTGGAACGCTAGAAGCGATCACAAGCAAACTAGCAGAGCAAGCAGAGAAAGCAAGTTCGCTTGCTGACAAAGCAGGTAAATTACAAGCATTAGGATTTACTCAAACTTTCATTGAAGAAGTTGTTGCACAAGGTCCTGATATCGGTGGCGCATTAGCAGATACTATTCTTGCTGGCAATCCTGAATCTGTAAAACAATTACAATCATACTGGCTTGCTTTAGAAAAAGTATCTTCACATGGCGTAGATACTATTGCTACTAAATTAAACTCAGGTTTAACTCTCGCTACCGAAGAATTAACTGCGCAATTAGCAGATGTTCAAACAGAATTAACAACAGCATTATCAGACGCATATCAAGAATATTCTGATTCATTAACTGCTATTCAAAGCAAAACTTCTGAGCAAATAAAGGCGATAGATAGTCAAATAGCAGAATTGATCAAAAAGATAGGCGATCTGCGTGCTGCGTTAGCAACTTTATCAACATTGTCTGCTCCGGGAATACCTGCGGTTGCGCCAACATTCAGCACACCATCAAATTCAAATGTACCTTTCAATGAATATGGTGGCGTAGGAAATCAACCTTATGGACCTTCTAGCGGATCAACTGTTATTATCAATCAAACCAATAACACTAACGCTTCTGCTGACGATATTGCTAAATCAACCGCTTGGGTAATTAGAACTTCAAGCGATGTTTCATTTACTGGACCAGCGAAGTATAATGTTGCCAGCAAAGAATATGTTGCGCCAAAATCAACTGTAAGTTGGGGCAATGTTTATGGTTCACCAGCACAGAATACGAGGGCTAGATAATGCCAGTAGCATCACTACTTAATTATCGCTTTGCGTTTAATGATTTTGAATTTGGTGGTGGCGATTCGCCATATCAAATTATGAGTCTTGATGGATTAGAAGATTTACCTGCAATTCGCAACCAAGACGATAATCGTGGTTATCAAGATGGTATGTGGACAGGTAGAGATTTCTTATCAGGTCGCACACTTGTATTCAATATTATGGTATTTGGCGATGCTAATAACAGCATGCAAGAAAACCTTAATTCATTACAAGCAGCCTTAGTGCCACAACAATCTGGAACTGGTTTACTGCAATTTCAACTTCCCGGAGATGATTTGCAAAGAATCAATGCTCGTGTTCGTCGCAGGGCAATTCAAATCAATACAGATTATTCTTCAGGTCGTGCCAGTGTCGTTTATGAATTCTTTTGCCCAGACCCAAGATATTATGATGATCAATTAAAATCAACAGATTTAACTAATGCTATTGCTGTTGCTGGCAGAACCTACAATCGTGTATATACAGCCACCGCAACTAATCCATCAAACCCTAACGATACTGGTATGTCATACGGCTCAGGTTCAACCTCTGCCAATTTGATCACTAATGATGGTTGGACTACTACCTATCCGATCATCACAATTACTGGACCTGCTATCAACCCTAAAGTCACAAATGTTACTGCTGGTGCGTTCCTGTTGATAGATCAAACACTAGGAACTGGCGATGTGTTAGAACTCAACACAGATTACAGAACCGTAACACTCAACGGCATTAACAGACGAGCAATACTTAACAACTCATCAACTTGGTTTGCTGCTCCACCCGGAACTTCATACTATACTTTCCTTGCTACTGGTACAGATGGAAATACTTCATGTGTAGTCAGTTGGCGG